ATGGGCTGAAGAACTTGATTGCTTGCGAAGACACGATGCCCGTGTACATACCGAGTATCCGTATGCGTGGCAGACTTGACAAGATGACAAATAATCGGTAAGATTAGTAGTAGGGACACTTATTATCTGACCGCAAGTCAATTAGGACTTGACAAATAGATATAGATGACTGATAATAGTTATATCAATACATAAAGACGAAAGGATTGATAACTTATGACATCTCCTGAAAGAATAACAGATGACAGTGAACGCTTAAGCATCAAGGCTCTAAGCAGAGAAGAACTAGAGAGACCTAGGCACGCCGTAATGCCTAGAGAACTGTGGACAGAGACCGTGCCTAACCTATGGCAAGGTGGAACTCTGGACAGATGGGCTTCAGATGAGTGGCACTATTCCGCACCAACGAACTCACGGCAGATTAGCAAGGAAGTGTTTGATTCTGTCTACACTCTCTACGCAGACGCTGAACCAGTTGGCTGGTTTGTAAAAGAAGTACGACTAGGCTTCTACGACAGTGCTATGAACGACTTTGACCCTGAGACTGAATTGGTGGACATTGTAAAGATGGCTCACAAGGATTGGAAGTCTGGCAAGCGTGTGCTTATCAGATGCCAAGCAGGTCTCAACCGCAGTGGTATAGTGATGGCACTTGTGCTTATCCGTGATGGGTACTCACCAGAGGAAGCAATCACGGTAATGCGTGAAAAGCGTTCAGAAGCAGTGCTATGTAATAGACACTTTGTAGATTATCTACTTGGTCTCAACGAAGATAAAGTAGCACTCTGGAACTGGAGAAACTAAGAAAAACCCCCTGCCATTAGGCGGGGGGATTTCTTTTATCTAACTCTAAAAAAACTACTCTTAGCATCTGGAAGTCTACGACTACTCATTGACTTAGCAGTCAACTTGCCACCAACAAATCCAGCAGGTGGTTTAATCATTAGAGCGGTAAGAGCGTGGACTAAAGCATCTACTCTGTCTGGAGATTTACCTTCACCTGGAATCCAACTAAGCATCTGTGATTCAAGTTCGGCTAAGAACCCAATGTGATGTACACGACCTTGTTCATAACCAAGTACTACTGGCTCAGCACGAAGTTGCTTACCGTACTTGCTGTGTACTTCAAGTACTTTGATGTTTGGGTCAATAGCATTGATAGCATTACGAACCAAAGCACCACCTTGGTTTACTTCAGCAATAACTGGACAACCCCACTTACGAGCCATCGCAACTACTCGGTTAGCCCACACTTCAGGCGACCCATGTACTGAAGCATCTTCAAGTACCCAAGCCTGTCTCTTATATAAATCTCTCTCACCAGTTGATGCGACTACAACAATTCCACATTCATCTCTTGGGTTCTCGGCAACGCTAGGGTCTACACCAATACAACGAAGTGGTGTGCCAAGTGGTAGGGCGTTCTGTCTATGTGCTTCAATCAACTCATCTGTCCATAGAGCACCTTCAACGCTGTCAAGCATCTCACCATAAAGTTCTTGTTGAGCAAGACGAGTTCCCGCATACACTCCAGTAATAGCATCTAGATAAGCACCAGATAAGTTCCCTGAGTTATCTAATGTAGAACCTCGACTGATTACTACACGACCACCCTTTGCTTCTTCAATAAGTTTGTAGAGCAACGGTACACGCTTAGGTGTAGTGGTAATCATAATCTTAGGCTGAGCACCAAGACGAGTACCAACACGAAGGTTGTCAAAGGCAGTCATACCTGCTGCGTCAGGTGTCTGCCTCCAAGCGGCTACCTCATCTCCCCAAGCGTGAGTGAACTGAGGACCACGAAGAGAGTCAGGCTCATCGGCTGTGAAGCAAGTAGCAGTATTACCATTGGGCCAAGTCAGTCTTCTCTTTGATGGCTCATACAATGGTCTTTCACTTGGGGGAGAGACATTGATAATCCCAGACTCACCCTCAACAATTACATCTCGCACATCGGCAGCAGTACGAGCAACAAGAGCGAAACGCCTTTGACCCGTGTTAGTGTGCTTGGCTTGTTCTCTCACCCACTCGGCAGCGGCACGGGTCTTACCAGCACCACGACCAGCGAGATACATCCAGATATTCCAATCACCTTCTGGTGCTTGCTGTTCTGGTCTCCCCCACACTGACCAATCCCATAGAAGAGTTTCTGGGTCCATACCCGCGAGGGCAAGAGCACGCTCGTCTTCTGGCAACTCAGCCAGGATTTCCATAATAGATTTAGCCATGACTTCATTATAATGCAAGGAAGAAGTGGCAACCCAGGTAAAACGGCTTAGGTTATACTTTGTTCCTCAGCATGCATTCAAGCCCACGCTGTGCTACATCGGCAGATAGCATAATCAAAGCATCTATCTTTGCCTTATTAGCACCTCTGAACGGGGCTGCTACAAGTTCACCTGAGTCTCTTGCCTCTATAAGTTCAGTCAATACTCTAGTTATTGATGATGCCATCGAAGCACACTTCTGCTCGGTGGTGAGAGTTTCCCAAGGCAATTGGCCGTGATACTTCTCGTACATTCTCTGTGTCACTTTGTCTAAATTACTCATAAAACTAACTATACCGCAAACATAACAAAACCCCCAACATTTGCTGGGGGTTTCACTATTAGCGAATTCTGTTCTTTGGATTGATTGGAGCATAGACCTTACTAACACCCTTTTCAGATATCTTGTACCCATAGCGAGCCAGTCTGAATCTTAGTGCTGAGTGAGTTACTCCCAATCGAAGTGCCAATCGGTATAGAGTTACGCCATCTTGGTTATGCAACTTAGCAACCAACGCTGTGTACTCTTCTGCTTCTGCTCTAAACCGCATAGCATTTGAGCGAACCTGCTGAGCCATTGGCTGTAGTTCTAGCAAGCGAGCCAATGCTTCTGGGTCAGGCTCGATGAACTCACGCTTCTCCTTTACCTCGTGCTGTGGTGGCATTGGTAGTGTGAAGTCTGTCCTACCAGTTTCCTCCATCGGTGTAACGCATATCTGTCTTACACGCTCACGAGTCAAGTCAATCGCACGAGCAATGCTACTCTGTGTCCATCCAACCAAGTTCAGTGAGCGAATTAGGTTGTCTCTATCGGCAGAGTCTGTCAACGAAGTGAACATCGCCTTGATTCCAATTGGCAAAGATTGATTTGCCTTTTTGATACTACTCATTGTGTCATTTTTCTTTCTGTTATTGAGACCCAAGTGGGTCAGTTGTCCTAATAAAAGGTTATATCGGTATACAAAACTACGCAAGTAGTGTTTGCTACTGGTGGAATTACCAAATCTTATGGTTTACATAGAAAAAATGGCAACCCAGGTGCAATTAGCCCCGTAAGGAGAGAATTGCGAGTGAAACTGCTGAAAAACCCATCCCAATGATGAGTCCAAGGTTAGTTGGAGCAAAAAAAGCAACCAAAACAGTCAAAATGACGGCTAAGATGGCAAAAATTGAAGTCCAAACGATATCTCTTACGATAATCCACCAATTCGGCATTACTTTTCCTCTTTTTCTTTAGTTTTAGGTGCTACTACACCCAAAAGTGGCTTGATTTCTTCTTCATCCTCGTTATCGAGGAACTCAGACCTGTTATCGATGGCCCAAGAGAGCCATGCCAGCAACGGGATGCCAACTACAACTACTACGATGCTCCAAAATTCAAACATCTTATTGCTCCTTACCTGGGTGTACCCCATTTATCGTGCAAATCACGATGCGAGGAGAGATTGTAGCCTCCCCGCATCGCAATCCTACCACTTACTCAGATTTTTGAGTCTGCTCGTAGATGTCTTTGACAACATTGGCCCACACTCTCGGTGTATGAGTCAGTGGTTGATAGCCACCAGCCCCGCCAATCAGTACACGACCATCGGCATACTTGTTCGCTAGGTCAGCAATCACGCCAGCGGCATAGTGGTAGCCATCGTATGTGTACTTCAGACCCCAGTGTTCGCCTTCGTGTCCATCTGCCCCAGTAGCAAGCAAGATAACATCAGGCTTGTACTCGGCAACCTTCTTGGCAATCTCGTCAATAGCCCACTTGAAAGCCTCGTCGCCTTCGCCTCGCTGTAAGCAATAGTTGTACCAGTGTTGCTCGTCATTCTGATAGACATAATTCTCTTTGTCTCCAGCCTCACGCAACCAAGTATCAGAATGAGTTGGATAGATTCCGTGTCCGTGGATACTAAAGGTCGGTATGTCAGTATCCGCAAGCAGATTCTGTACACCATCTCCAGCATTGACATCCCAGTCAATGTAGACAACCTTCAATCCATTCTTCACGAACTCTTTAGCAGCCCAAGCGTGGTCATTGAAGACACAGAAGCCTTCGCTCCAACCTTCTTGTGCGTGATGCTTTGCTCCCTGTGGGTTGAACCCAACCTGAGTCTCACCAGCAAGCATCTTCTCTACTAGGCGTACTGTGCCTGAGAACATCTGAGCAGCGGTATGGCCCATCTCTGGTCTCTGTTCAGTCCAGTCAAAAGATATTCCATCATCAATTACCTGAGACACATAAACGGTGTCGTGGATAGATTCAATCTTGGCTCTATCTCCATCTCTGAACTCAGGCTCAATGATTTCCACATTGTCCGCACCAAGTTCTTCAACCAGATGGTCGGTAGCAATCTTCGCTCGGATAGGCTTTGTAGGGTGATTACCATCACCTGAACCTAGTTTCCAATTTAGGTAGTCGTCGCTATATGCGATTGTTAGTTTTTTAGACATATTCTGTCCTTTCGTTATTTCCATAGACTTATGTTACCAACTCGTGATAAATAAGTCAAGTAAAAAACCCCCTTAGCGACTGCTAGGGGGGCTTTTCTATCTAAGAGCATAAATTATGCTTCAGGTGCCTTTGGATAGTCTTCATCGGCAACTACAGGCTTTGGTTCAGGTAGTTTGTCCGTAAAGGTGGCTAGCAATTCTCCAGTTGAGATAATCCAACCATTGATAAGCAATTGGTCTACTCCAGAGTGGGAGTTGTCGTGTTGCTCTTGTAGTTTGGTCTTTGTGTACTCTAATGCTGAGACGGCAAAGGTGATTTCTTCATCGGTAAATCCAATTAGGGTTTTTGACATTACTTTTTCCTTTCGGCTTTTAGTTGTTGGATTTTCCCAACAAGATAATCGTAGGTGTATCCTATGACATTTGTCAAGTATTTCTTTCTGCGTGTTTTACTGTGGAACTTAGTTGATTGCCACTGAGCCCAATGCCCAATGCGAAACGCAACTCCACTTATGGTTTTTAGTAGTCGGTACATTTGTCTTTTTGTCTTTCTGTTTGTTAGTTATCGGTACTTAGGTTATAGACCTATTACATACTCAGGTCCGTATAGGTCGTCGCCAAGCAACTTGCCTAGTTCAGCGTATACAAGTTCGTATAGCGTGGTGTATCTGCCATCATAGTTCTTCTGACTTGACTCTCCACGCTCAAAGTATTCAAAAGCAAAGAATAAGTTCATAAGTCTAGTGAGGTCAAACGATTCTGATGCTAAGTAATCGTTTAGATTGATATCCCCCTCTTCAGTCTGGGTAATGAAGTTCTTGCCCTCTTTTTCAATTAAAGCGTGCATTTCATCGGCACTCATTTGAGTGAAGTTCTTCGGTGTAGGCACTGCCTTTTCTTCTGCCATCATAATCCTTACTGTAAGTAGTCCAATTATAGCCTAAACCAAGACGCTTATCTTGTAGACCAATTCACATCTGGGTAGTCACGCTTGTTCTTTTTTACCATAGCATCGGCTTTGGTCTGAATAAAGATACGCTGTTCCTCCACTGAAGTGCCACGCTTGTGAGCCAAAGCAATCAAGATGGTTTCAATAGCATCTTTACAACGCTCAATCTCTTCAGGTGAGCGAGCCATACTTTGAATACCAACTAGCATATTGACCGCAATCGACTGAGCAGTTCTTTCTGCCTTGACTTCAGTCTTGTATCTACTAAATGCGTATTCAATCACTACTAACGGTGTACCATCTGGATTCCAGATTCCAGTCTTCAGACGCTTAGCCTCAATCTCGGCCTTACGAATCTGACGAAGACGGCGTGCCTCTACGACCTCAGGGTCTTCTAACTCACATTGTCTGAGGAAGTAAGCAGATGGAGCGTGAGCATAGCAAACAGTACAAGCCTTTTCACCAGCGAGGAAAGCAATTTCTAATTCATCTCGACCTGACATATCGGTAAGCCAGACATACTGAGTTGTAGGGAAGCAAGTTCCGCACTCACGACTCTTGTGAATGTGCCCATTGCTGTTCCGCACGAGATAAGCACGGGACCATCCTGTGTAGAGTGCTCTGAGGGTAGCCAGTTTTTCCTTGTTATCAATAACTTTTTGAGTCAGAGCATCTCGCTTGATTTCTTTTTCTTCAGTCTCTTTGCCCAGCCAAGAGTACTTTTTGTTGTATTCGATTGACTGAGTTAGTCGGTAGATTGCGTGGCTATCTGCATCGATAGACTGCATAAGTTCTGCTATCTCGGTGTCGATAATTACTGGTGTTGTCATTAGATTCTTTCTGTCATTTGTGTTGCTATAAGGATACACTTATTCGGTACAGTTGTCAAGCATCTCTACTCTGAGATTACTTCCCACTTATCCTGAGATTCAAATAGAGCCAAGGTTGAGCCATTGTCCCACTGGACTTCTAGCCTGTAATCAATAAAGCCTAGCCAGTTGCTCTGCTTAGTTGATAGAACCTCTCCCTCGTCTCCAGCCTTTAGGTTGGTGTTAGGGTCGGTAGTCGATATTAGTCTGATACGCATTAGCCTCTACGACCTTTCCTCATACGGCGGAACTGAGCAGGTCGGTTCTGCCAAATATCAACTAAGCCAACGAGCCCGCCAATTACTAGAGCCAAAGAGCCCAGTGTCCCAGCGACCTGAACAGCAGTTAGGTTGATAAGCCCACCTTTGATGCTAAACGCTAGCAACATAAGTAGAGCCCCAACAGGGATTGAAATAAACATTGTCTTCATTTGAAGCCTTTCGTCATGTGTAATAACTATAACTTATAGCAAAATATTCCCGTTGTCAAGAACATTCTTACAAGGAAAAACCTGCCGCCCAGGTCCCATCGGTAAAAGAAAATCCCCGCCATCTCTGACGGGGAATCCTTTTTTACACTGTTGGGATTACTCTTACAAACCTTATTTGGCTTCTTCTGTAATCGGTAAGTCGCTCGATGACTGTCGTCTTTCGTGCTTGGTTAGCGTGAACTATCTTGCCATTTCCGATGTAGATAGCGGAGTGGTAGAACGATTTAGAGCCTTGGTAGGCAAAAACCACGATGTCTCCAATCTTAGGCTTAGACACTCGTGTTCCGATGTGCCCTTGCTTATCTGCGGAGTGTGGCAGTTCTAAACCGAACTGAGCATAAGTCCAACGAACCATGCCTGAACAGTCCCATCCACGGGGACTTGAACCTGAAAACACATAAGAAGTTTTTCCTACACGAGTCTTCAGGTACTTTATTACTTTATGTAATCTAACGGTGTTACGCTCGCTCTTAGCCTTTTTGATTAGCGACTGAGTATTGAACGAAGTACCTTTAGATACAGTTATTTCTTTTACTGCTTTACCAGTTACTGGTAATGCTTTCTGCATATCGGCTATTGCGATAGATGCAGTACAGCCAGCGAGAGTTAGAACCGCACTGGCAACCATTACATACTTTTTCATTTAGCGACCTTACCTTTCATTTCTTTAGTACTGGGGTCGTTTATTGTCGAAGTGACACTTTATTCAGTTGTTCTTATATTTTACTCACATAAATCGGTGTTTATGGAGAAAAAGAGGCATTTTAGACACATACCTCAGGTGTTTGCTAGTTATAGCAGGGTCTATTGCCACTCTCCAAGTGCTCTCATCATCTCGTTTGGAGTAACTTTGAGTTCTCGGCAAAGTGTTGCCATCATACCTGACGGTAGTTGGCGTTGGCGGTGGAAGTAGCGACTTAGGCTACTCTTTTGTAATCCAGTTGCTATAGCAAACTGATTTAGTGATTTGTAGCCCATCTTGGTATATCTTGCGACAAACCAGTTCCAAGCATCGGTATTCATTTGTGTTTTTGTATTTGCTTTCATTTTCTTCTCCATCTTTAGCAAATCCTAAATCCACCAGAGGTCTCTAGGAACTCGGCGAACTCTTTGATATCGTCAAGGTCAAGATAATAATTGGTCTCCCAAGAATCTGTCTTACCTTCTCCATCGCAAGCATTACACCAACCATGTGTGCGACCAGTTAGTGATGCCATCTCTGGTGATAATTCTCTTGTTGGCATATCTTGGAACATACCAACTTCATCTGTTCTGATGCCAGTGCCAGTACAGGTATCACAAGTTGGTCTGTCCATACTTGCTAGACGAGCATTACGCTTTTCTATGTACTCTTGAGCATTGCCATTAGCAATTGCCATCTTCATTTGTTCGGCAAGTATTCTGCTGTCTTCGGCGTTTAGCCCATCACCAGAATTACTGTGTCCATCTTCTACCATCTCTGCGATAGGAAAAGTATCTAGACAGTAGTCCCATAGTGGTCTCCAGCCCCAGACATTTCGGCGAAAGTATTCACCAGTCGGTTCGGTAGCATTTCTGCCATAAACATCCATACCCATTTTTTACCTCTTTTCGTTGTCAAGTGGATACATAGATAACCTACACGGCACTACTGACATTTGTCAAGCGTGTCGCAAAAGATTTTTTAAGATATTTTTGCCCCACC